ACCTATATTTTAAACTATAAAAACTCATATTTTATCCTCCTATTGCTCCTTGAAAATTATTTGTTCTGTTAAGTGCAGTAACTAAATCATTACCAGCCAATCTAAATACTTGCTCTCCTTGTATTGCCTCCATCATACCCGTAAAGTTACCCCCTCCACTACCGCTATTTGCACTACCACCAGCAGTTCTTGATGATGCCATATCTTTTGCTTTCTGCAATTTACCTTTACCAAACGCAATCAACCCCGATCCAACCGCCATCATGGCTATTGCAGACCCAGCATCTCCACCAAGGGCTTTTTTTAATCCTTCATTAGCTAGTAAAGCACCCATTCCCAAAGAAACTAATGCTTGTCCTAAACCAACCATTATACCCCCAAAGGCTGCCATTGTCTTTTCTTTTTGCTCTTCTTTGCTTATTGTTCCATCGGGAGGAGTTAGCATTTGTGTCCATAATTGAGAAATAGCATCTGTTATAGGTCTTATTACATCTATAAGTTTAATCAACCCCTCTTTAGTTGCATCTTCATCTACCTCAAGAGTAATACTAATGGTTGCTTTAAGTGCTTCAATTTCTTCTTTTAATTTCTCAATAACGCCAACTTGAGACTTATCGTTTTCTAGCATTTCTTTTGCCTCTAACAGAGCCAATTTTCTTTGCTTTACCATCTCCCTTAAATCCTCTAAAGATTCACCTTGGATTCCTTGCGTAAAACGAATTAATGCATATTTATCTTTAATTACTTGATTTTCAGCTACCCTTAAACTATTATTATACTCTAGAAATTGCTTTTCAGCATCATTCATTTCGTTGTTTACTACTTTGACTTCTTCGGTTGCTGCTTTAATTCCATTAATTAATCCGAAAATCTGTTCGTAAGTAAGACCCGTTTTATTAATTGCTGCGTTTAAAAGTTCTTGAGCAGCCGCTTGGTCACGAATTGCTGCATTTAAGACGGCTTGTTTAGCTATTCTTAAATTATCAAATTTTAATAATGCAGCTTCTCTTTGCTCCTCAGTTTCTCCTTTTTTTGTAGATGTAGTTGGAATATTTCCACCCATTTGGGATGTTGTGGTTACTGATGGTGTTAAATCAGTTTGCGAAAAAGCATCAATCTCCCTATTAAAACTAGCTAATTTTTCTTCTAATTCCTTAACTCTTTTCGTTTGAACTTCTACGAATGATTTTTTAGAAAGAATATCATCTTGTATGTCAAATTGTTTACTAGATTCTGCTACTGCCTTGGCTAATCCCTCTTGAGAAATTTTTGCTGCATCTATGTTCTTCCAAAAAGCTGGGTATTTTTGAGTTAATTCTTTTAAGGCTAATCTATATGACTGAGTTCCCTTCTTTGTGCTTAATAATATTCTAGTTAATGACTCGTATTCTGATTTTTTCTTTTTATTTAATTCGACTTCTTCTTTCTCAATTCCTAATAAAGCATTTATTCCTTTTGTTATCTCCCTTACTGCCATCATAAACCCTTTCAACACGGGTAGCAACATAGTACCAATAGCAATACCTAAGTCTTTTATTTCTGACCAAGTTCTGTTTATTGTGTTTGACCAAGTATCCATAGTTCTTTCAGCATCACCAACAATACCGTTAGAGGTCATTGCCCTCATTATGATATTAAGCCTACCTTGAGTTTTGGTCAATTCATCGGTGTTCTGTACCGTTGATTTAATACCCATACTATACAACTCAGTCTGTAGTGCTGCTTGTTTTAGGTTAATACCAAATTGATCTAAAACTTCGGGAGAACCAGCTAATGCAGCTAAGAATCTCTTTTGTGCATTTTCATCTTGAATATTAAAGAATGAGGCTAAATCAAACGACAAGGCTTGCATTTTAGCGGACATTCCAGCAGCCTCTTTTCCTCCAAACCCTAATCCTTGAAAGAATGCTTGGAAAGAAACCATACCCGACTTAACGTCCGTTTCAACCCTACCTAAATCAGTAGCTAGTTTACTTGAGAACATGGAAACAGAGGTGGACATAGCACCAAAGACTCTTTTAAATCTTAGTTCTGTCTTCTCAGCCTCTCCAGCCATGTCGGCTAATCCCTTAACAATACCAAATACTTGTGTTCCAACAAACCCAGCAGAAAAAGCACCAATCGCACCATTTAGCTTTTTAAAGCCTCCTTTCATGGTCTTCATTCCCTTCTGAAAACCACGGGTGTTCATTCCTACCTTAATATTTATTTTATTATCTTCAATAGCCATATAGCAAATTTAATTAATATTAAATAGGTAATTTTATTGGTTTATTAAGAACTTTTCTTATGTCCTCTTCTGAAGGTAATTCAACCTTTGATTTGCCAATGTTGTCGTGTGGTAATACAAATAAATCTTTTGGTCTAATTGTTTTCTTTCTGCCCATAGCGCAATTGGCAGTCATTGTAGATTGATATCTAGTTCTATCCCAATCTTGGTTTTGATTGTGAACCCAAGCCTCTAGTGATCTAATAAAATCACTCCATGTCATTAACCAAAAAACATCGGGTGGTAAACCCAATGTTCCTATAGCTTCGTCTAATATGTCATCGAACGTGGTTAATTTTTTTTTAAATCATCCTTATTTGATTCAACAACATTTCTAGATAATCCATTATTAGAGTCGTTTCCTAAGTCTCTAGAACCCAACATGGTTTCCATTACTTTCTCACTATCCTTTGGTGTTATATCCATTGCCCAATCGTAGAAGTCATGAATATCGTAATCAATATCCTTTTTATTCTTCTCATCATAAGCGAAACATCCAGCATACAATAACCAACAGAAAGCCTTTGCTTGTCGTTTGTCATTGAATACCACTTCCATTTCAGTTAGATCAACATCCATACCTTCACAAAATACTGCGTAGGTATTCATATTGAATACTAATCCTCTCTTTTTGTCACCAATGTTGATTAGACAAGTGCCTCTGTGTTTGTTTGTTGCCATTAAGATTTAATTTAAGTTAAATTATACGAATGAACCGGGATATGTTGGTACACCAGCAGCACCTTGATTACCATAAATCAATGCTCCCGTACCCGTTAATGATCCACTAAAGCTAACGGGTTGCTCTGCCTCTGCACTCTCTTCTAGAGAGGCTATGTAAGCATAACCATACCAATAATTACCTTCCTTACCCCAAGCAACTTTTAATTTTGCTCTTTGGGAGAAATATGTCCATAAAGGCAGTAAGTTCATGTTGGTCTGATCTATACCAGCAGCAGATGCGGTTAAGGTTAAATCTAACAATGCCTCAAAATCCATTGTCCAACTCTTCTGTCCAGCTATGATCTCTGACCAACCACTTGAGTCCTTATTAGAGGCATCGGGTAAGTCAGCCGAAATAGATAAACTCGCTGATTTTGATAAGGCTACGGCAATCCATGTGTCAGCATCCGCTGATGCATCATTGTTTGCTATATATAATGTTAGTTCTGTTCCGTTAATTGCTGGCATTTTTCTATATTTTACTCAAAGATAAATAAAAAAAAATATATTATCACGAAGTAACTCCCGTAATGCTAAATTCAGCATTATAAAACATCACTCCTTCGTTATTTGCGACTAATTCGTAATTATTTACTCTACAATTTCCACTAAAAATAACATCACTAGAATTGTTTATTATTTCAAACTTAACTTTCTCACCACTTATCAATAAATCATCTAAAGTAGTTGATGGGTTTGGCACAATAGCACCATCCTCCCAATCCACATTAAATAGTTGCCAATAATAATCTGTTGTGTCCCACGTTTGACGATCTCTGTCTAAGAAAAGTAATCCTTCTGCTGAGAAGTTGCCCGAACGATAACCCATCATTACTTCCTTCCATGATGAAACACCCGACAAACGTAAAGCATCATCCCATTTTGTTGCAGCAGACTCCCAATTTATATTGGCAGATTCCCAATAGTAGCTTTCACCAAAAACAGTTTCTTCGGGTATTTTATAAGATGCATCAACCGCATCCCCACTAAATTCAAGAGAATGAGATTTTGAAAATAAAAGTTTATCATTATCAATATATAAAGCGAAGGATGTCCCATTAACCATCACTTATCAC